TCGTCACTACGTACTCGTACTTAATCTCGAAACTGGTAAAGCCACTGGCGCTATCATGAAGTTCCCTCGTACCAAGGCCAAAGTGTCTAATCGTTGGAACAATCAGATTGCAGCAGCGGGCGGCGATCGTTTCTCAGCTGTGTGGGCCGTAGCCGGTATCACAGAAGAGAACAAGAAAAACGGTAAGACCTACCTTAACTACAAGATCGAGCGCAAAGGCTGGGCATCCCCTGACCTGCACGCTAAGGCAGAAGAAGCTTACAAGCATCTGTCTGGTCACGTAGATCAAAAAGCAGCCTAACCGCTGCGCACCGAGCGTTGTATGGAAGCGACGCTTTTTTTATGCTGGACGGAGCCCTTAATCAAAAGGTTCTGATCTTTGAACGAGCATGGTTACATTCGTTCCGTCCACCGCCATTTGCCTGCAGACATGCACAAATGGAAAGTCCACGATAACTATGCAGGCGGTGTGCCTGACTGCTGGTACGCAGGCCCAACAGGTAATATCTGGGTCGAATACAAGTGGATTGCTACACTACCAAAACGTGACTCGACACTCATAAAACCTAATCTTTCTGCACAACAATTAGCATGGCTAATAAAAATGTCTGGACATGGCATAAGCTGTGCTTGTATTATTGGGTGCCCAGAAGGGGGAATCCTACTCACCGAGCAGGATTATTGGCTTAATGGAATAAGTAAGAAAATGGTGAGCCTTAACCCAGCCAAGGGTATCGCAAGCTGGCTCACAAAAATCTGTATGGAGATGGAATCAGATGACTATAACCAAAAAAACAAAGGCAGCAACCACGCTTGACCTATTAACCAATGGGGCGTCACCTAAACGTAGCATTACCAGTGACTCATTAGAAATGTCACGGAGAATTACCAATGTCTGGAAAATAAATAAAAACAAGAATGGTCTAGATCTAACACAACAAAAAGCAGCAGTTCAACTTGGGATGACCCAACCGATGTTCAGTCAAATGCTCAACGGTACAGTGTCAATTAATCCCATGATGGTTCTAGGTGTAGCTGCTTTGTTACGTTGCGACCTTGGGGCTTTAGTAGCAGACCTTAAAGAGTATAAGATCCTATACGCAGTCAGCCCGACTTCTAGTTTTCAAATCCCGGTTTCCTTAACTCTAACAGGGAAACCCGTGTCTGGAAAAACAATAACTATTATGATTAATGCAATATCAGAAGTGTTTGGAGTAGAGATTGATACTAATGAATATGCACCTCGTTATAACATCGGCGAGTATGCAATCATTGACCCTCTTACTAACTGGGAGGTAGGTAACCAAGTTCTTATCCGTTATGGAAAAGGCGCTTGTTTAGTCCGTGTCGTCAGCAGTATTGATGAAAAGGTGGTTAAAACCCACCACCCAACAGTTGTCGGTGTAAGTACCACAATTGATTTAACTGATCCAACGATCACCGTTCGTGGTGTGATTCGCGGAGTTCAGTTTTAATTATGGGTACTAATTTTAACTTCTTAACAATGCGCTGCAAAACAATGCATTGGATGACTGAAACGGTATGGGAATGGTGGTGTACCTTCACAGACTGTAACAGCTATCTAATAGCAAATTATGTAGTTGGTAGGCCAGAATTTGCGTTTATGCAAACCAACTTTGGCAACAACACAAACGAACAATGCCAGCAAGGCCCACCTAATTAGTAACTTTTTTTAAACCTCCAAATATAAGCAGGGCTAATACAATGAAAGAACATGACATGGTTGAGCGACCAGTGCATTACCAATCCGATACAGGAATGCAATGCATTGACGCCATCCGCGCTGCACTAGGACCAGAAGGATTCCGGGCCCACTGCAGAGCAACCGTAATTAAGTACCTATGGAGGGAGAAATGGGACACCGCAGAGGATGCCAAAAAGGCAGCGTGGTATCTCAGTAAATTGGTAGAATCCTATGAAGATGACTCAAACTCTACTCACTGATCTTACAACAATGTTCAACAAGCCATTTATTGGCATGGACGAGGTAAGTGAATTACTTGGTGTACCAAAGCGCACCTTGCAGCAGAGTGTCTACTGTGGACGTTTTGAAGTGCCTACGTTCACACTGGGTAAAAAGCGCATGGTGCGTTTGTCTGACCTGGCGAACTACGTCGACGAGCAATGCGCGTTGTCCGCTGCTGAAATTAAAGAGCTGAACTAACCTCATCTAGCCGGTGTTCCATAATGACGCGCCGTATCTCCTTGGCACGCAGGACATCGGCTGGTGTGAGGTTCACATAGATCAAAAGCGACTTCATGTCGGTATGACCTGAGAACAACATCACTTCTTCTGCTTTAAACCCTTCTGCAAACAGGCGAGAGATCGCTTCGTGTCTCAAATCATGAAACGTCAAGTTACCAAAATTCGATCGTGTACTACTGCCCTTCTCATTAATCCCACACACTTGCGCCATGGTGTGGAACATATCTGACATGTTGTTAGCGCTCACTGGCCAGAATAAGGGTTTGCCATTAGTGTGGATGCCCAAGGCTAAATACTCTTTAAGTACCTTAATGGCTTCTTCTGTGAGCGGTATGCACTGGTCGTTAGTCTCTTTCTTAGTCGGATGCTTTCGCTTCCATATCATCAATTCGCCTGTGTCGAAGTTTGAATCTGCCAACTCCATTCGCGCAAGCTCGCCCTCTCGCATTGTTGTTTCCAACGCTAAAGGAATAATGTATTTCATACGTAGCCGGGTCTTAAATGGATCTGATTCTGATCGTCTGCTACCGTCGTACCGTTTATGAGGCACAGACATAAGCGCTTCAAATTCACCTGGTGCTAATCTTCGGTTACGCTTACTGCTTGGTGCGGTTAAATCATAGTCACCTAGCACCGGACGAATGTCTCGAAGTGATCTGTCGGCGTTAGGAATTAGTTTAATTGCGCGGGCAAACACAAGGGCTTTACTCATGTAGCCAATGTCGTCCTGTACGGATTTACCTTTCACTGTAAGACGCCGATGTTTAGCAAACTCAAAAAAATGCTGGCCAGTAAGGTCCGCAATGCTCACAGCAGCCATAGGCAATTTCTGCAGACGTATTAATGCGTTCTTTTTGGTTGTGCCAAATGGCTTTATGGGATGAACTTCTGCTAAGTAGGAAGCCATGACAGCGCCCAACGTCCAACGCGCACTGAGCGCTGAGCCTTGCCAGTTGCCAAGATCCATATCGGATTCTATTTTCTTAGCCCAGCGTTGACCTTTAGCTTTGGTATCGAATTTCTTGCTAACGGGCTGGTAGCCCTTCTTGCGGATTTGAAAACGGTAGGAAATTACTTTCCCGGTCGCTTTATCTTTGATGGTGGTGCATGTTGCCATGGTGCATCTCCTTAACAGGCCCACAATCCCTCGCATCTTAGTGCGTCCGAAATTGCGTTCTTGGCTCTGTCACCAGTCTTAACTTACTGATACTTATGGAGAAAAATAAGTGGCGGAACGGACGGGATTCGGTAGCACTAGCTAGCCTAAATCTCCATGAATATCAACAAGTTAGTTAATTTCCCCAGCCGCTATGGGTGCTATTATAGTGCAATTAAAAGCAATGTAAAGCAATAACTTACAATTAGCAGCACTTTCGTACTGCGTCCGTTAGTGCGTCCGATTGCAATGCTATATTTCGCCCTCTTCTTCCTCAATATCTTCTAAACTAAGGCCCCAAGACTTTAGTATCTCTGTGGCTTTGTTGGCTTCGTCCACATGGATTTCAATGTATCGATTAATCTGGATAGGAACAATCCCCACGATAGCTAGGACCACACCGGTGATACCGCCGATTGTAATGGCTTTGATCAAAAAAGCCAATGCTTCAAATAGCGCTTCCATATCATATACCCTCTTTGTAGAACAACTCAACAAACATACGACACGTATCACTACGCTGAATATCTGAGATCTGGAAGTCCACAACAGTGATCGGAAGCTGGTGCTTAGCAAGTAACTTAATCAGCACACCTAAACCAGACGTTTGCTTAATGTCCGACTGGGCCAAGTCACCCATCAATACCAGCACACAGTTCTCACCGATACGAGTGGTCACCGCCTTGATCTCTTCGACGGTCATTTGCTGTGCTTCGTCAATGAGCACGATAGCGCCCTCTTTATCGCCACCGAAACTACGCCCTCTGATCGTTTCCAATGGTTGCAGTTCAATGTTGCCGTTGTTAAGTGCGACGTCAAAACGTCCTGCGCCCATACGTTGCTTGAGCACATCGACCATGGGCATAACCCAGTTCAACATCTTGTCGTCTTTATCGCCTTTGAATGCACCTAGACTACGCCCAGTGGGAATGTTCGCGCGGCACAGGATAATCTTCTGCACGCGGTTCTGCATGAATTGGTCAGCGGCATAAGCGCACGCTAGATAAGTCTTACCTGAGCCCGCCACGCCTGATGCAATGATCACTGGGCAGTGTGGGTTTTTTAATGCTTTAAGGTATTTGTCTTGGTTTGGTGTCTTTGGTTGTAGTGGCGGCCTTTGGCGCTCTTCAGCAAATTTATCAGTGGACTTAGTGCGTGCTTCTTGAGTGTTCCGTCTCTTTTGTGACACAGGTCGTACCTTTGTGGGTGTTGTGGTTAGATTCGTGTTCCAGGCTCCCAACCACTTAGCTCCGCTAAACGGATGTAGTTACGCAATTCAGCGATCTTGGTGCCTTGTAAAAACTGTGCTTCCAGTGCGCGAGTTACCATCCAATCAGTCTTGGCCAGCATTTCGCTTTGGGGGTTCATTGCAGCCCGACCTAAAGGAACGAACTCAATCTGTATGTCAGGCCAACTGTCAGCAATTTTTGCCTGTACCGACATACGAAAACGAACGGCTTCATCGCTTGTAATACCTAAAGAAATGTCTTCGGGGAAGTCAGGTGTTATGTAAATGCAGCGTAGTAATGCGGGTGCTATCTGTGGCAAACCGTCATAGACAACGCGCTCGTATGCGGATCGATCATCGTCCTCGGTTAGTATAGTGTATGAAGTAGTTTCTGACTTCCCTAGTTCAAAACGCATGTACTGAGTAAATGCGTTAGACCGAACACCTTTATTGGGGGCTTGTACGACACATGTACTGTACCCAGCACGAACGAAGCTCAATGCGGCTGCATGGGTTAATACGGATTTACCGCAGCCTCCACGAAAACCGGCGATGGCCAGCTCTTCAACGTTTGTATCCATGCCGAAAGGCGCGACATTATTATCAATTAGCGGTAACAAGAGCGCCTCCTATATGATGGTAAGCAGCATCGAGGAACGCATCACCCTGGAAGCGAACCCTAATAAAGTTCGCATGCTCTGGAATCACGCCGATGCCGGTTAATGTAATGATCCGTTCAATTTCAGCAGCGGGTATGGACCCGGATAGGTCAATCAATAAAGTGTTTACTACCGAGTCACCACTGTAAAAAATAGATGTCCCTGCGTCCCTGTATGCTCCGCCAATAGGTCGATAAGCCACGGGAATATCGCAGCCGTAACCATAGTAGTAGACTTCTTCACCAACTGTATTGGCTTCAATGTCCAGCTCTAGCCTGTAGCAAACCGCAAGCATTGCTCCTTTCACACGTATACTTCTACTACACACACCTTGAATGTATAACGAGTAGGTCGTGAAGTTCAGTCGCGCTGAGCATAAACACGCCAGGTTTTGGATACGCTCTCCAAAGACGGGTTCGATTTGAGTCCTGAATTTAGTAGGGAGTCCTTCGACTCGGAAGATACGGACCCCTTCGGGCGTTGCACTAATACTCATTTTCAGCGGTATCCTGTATGCGAATTATACGAGTGCCTACACTGGCGTACGAAGTAGCGATATTGGATATGACGACCTCAGCCACCAAGCCCGTACTAGCGGCATCATTGAAAGCAACTGTTGTGTTTGGTGACGCAGTGAATGTCATCGTGTGGCTAACCATGCGATGGTAGTAATACGTTGTATAACCGTCCGATCCTGTTTCTGTACGGTACTGGTGTGAGAGGGCGAAATTAAAGCCGCTACTACTACCAGTGAGGTTAAGTGTCTTCGTTTCATCGTCGCCGCTGTTGTACGACTTGATGTCAAATCCTTTTGAAGCGAGTAAGGTGCCACCTACCCGCTCCAGAATTCTAATGGTCACGTTACAATGTGTTTGCGTGGTGTTGCCGTTAGAATTTATTAGCCCACCCACTTGAGAAATGGCAACTGATCCGGATACGCTAGGGGTTACGTTCTGTCTACGATAGCGCCATAGGTTAGATGCTGGAGACTGTAGTGCGGGGCTAGGAGGTGTCGTGCTGCTATAGTTATAAGGCTTTATATTGCCCGTCGCTCGAGTAGTGGCAGAAGTAGAAGAGGCCGTTATGTCCATAACCACACCGAGATCGTAACCGTAGTGTGAACCGCCAGCTTCTGTGATCTTACCCGTGGAACCCGAAAGCACCAATGCACCAGTAATTGTTCCGCCCGTAATCACAGGCGACGTCATGATCGTTCCTGCGGTAATAGTGCCGCCGTAAATCGTTGGCGAGGTGATCAGAGCGCTGGCCTCGATCATACTGCCTGTCACTGTAATAGCGCTAACCTGAGCTGCGGTTAATGTACCTGTGACGTTCGCCATGTCCACTGTAAGGTTGTGGATCTTAGCGACATCAATAGATGCGTCAGCAATCATGGCTGATGAAATATAGGTGGCTGGAGCAAACCAGCGTC